GTGTAGGCTACACTTGGATTAGAGACTGATGATGTTACAACTGTATTTATCTCATCTCTCTCCTCTATGTCCATTATATAAAGTGCATCAAATCTATCTTCAATAGCATCTATTGCGTATGTTGTAACAGAAGAATGCCTTATTCCAGGTATAACTAAGAGATTTATATCTACGTCTGCCTTTGTTGCCATCATGTCGACGGCCTTTCTATATGCAGCTACTGTGGGACCATTTGTTCCCCCTTGATTTGATTCATCATCCATCTCTCTTTTAACTGCTGCATTTGCAAGAGCCACTCTATCCCTATTGAACATGTCCGTTCCGTCAAATCCTCCCTGAAGGACGAACGTGAACTTTCCAAACCTTCTATTTCCCTGAGTCTTTAGATCCGAGACCTTTAGTGCTCTAGTCTTATTTGACTCATTTGCAGTTATGGATCCTTTTCTCACGTAAGATGCGCTAACCCACTCGTTAACATCCGCTATAGTATCTGATCCTGTTCTAACCTTAATTCTCTCAAGAGAGAATAGATTATTATTAAATCTATCACAGTCTAATACTGTTCCTCCTGAATCTGCTACTCCAGGATTATTTCCAACAGAAAATTTTCTGTTAGAGACTGCGAAATCTGGGAAATATTTTACTCTAGATCTCCATGTATTATCTTGAACAGCAGAAAGATTGGGCTTTGAAACTGATACCTTTCTAGAAAGCTGACATCCCCAATAGAAAGCTGAATTTGTCTTCTTATTGGGAGATGTTCCTACTGCTACACTTTCTCTAAACTGAACTGGCGGCGTTACAGCTCTTCTATATGAAATAGCACCTTGCCCCTGAAAGCGCGGGTTGCTTGTGGCATCACCAACTGTAGACAATATGCTGCTTCCAGATGTGACAAGGTGACTAAGACCTCTAAATCCTAGCGGAAGCGAGTCCTGTGGAACCTCTCCTGCCTTGAGCCCAGCACTCTGTTCTATCCTAATGTAATTTGACATGACAGGGTGATTTCCCTTGACAACTAACTTTTGTGATGCTGTTGCTTGATCAAAGTCAAAATACGTATTTTGATCCCCAATGACACGAGCTATAAACTTATCACTAGAAGGATCAAGTGAAAGACCTCTATAGGACTCTAGAGGAATCTTCTCTTCATCTGTGTCATCAAACGCTCTTACAACAAGATCAAAGGTTCCATATAGATATGAGTCAACCAATGACGGCTTTATATTCTCAATTGATATCTTAAAGAGATCATTACTAAATTCTCCATCTGATATTGAGAATATTCTGAATAGACTGTGCCTTGTTCCTGCATAGTCTTGTGATATTACGGCAGGAGATCGCGGTGCCCTGAATCTATCCTCAAACGACTCATAGTCTGGAACTGATGTATTTCCTGTATCTCTAGCTAATGAGCTAGTTAGAATAAACGCTATATCTTCCTGTACACCAGCTGATGTATAGCTTTGGAATCCCGGATGTATGATTCCTGATCCTGTTGCCTTGCAGAATGCTGGGTGGATGTCGTATCTAGCATATAGCAGGTGACCCTTCTTCTCCATCTCAAGCGGATCTGTGTTAAGAACGTTTCCAAAGTAAGCTGGAGACTCTAGGTCAAATGACGCTGTAATTATATTTGGACCGTCACCTGAATTCTTGTGACCGTTTATAAGTATTACGAAATTCTGAGTCGCAAGATTCATTGTTCCTGTCATCGCGCCGCCGTATGCGAAGCTGGCGGGACCTATCATTCCGTTTCCAGCTGATGCTGTAACAGCACCAGTTCCAGGAGTATTGCTGGCCTGACCTGATCCAGACAGCGACAGTATAACCCCGGACGGAGCCATGAGGACACCGCGAATAATAGGGTGAGCTCCTGTTCCGGCTAAAATTGAAGCGCCTTGTATTCCGGCATCTCTAAGCAGTGAAGACCCCGCTGAGTCAGAAAGGAAACATCCAAGGAAGTATGTCCTACCCAGGTCACTGTACGGGCTAGTTGCGTAAGAATTTCTTGCTACAACACCTCTCTCTGATACCTGCTGTGATCCAACGACAAATCCTGCGCTTGTAACCTTTCCTGTGCTAGTACTTCTCTTCTTACAATCTCCTGCTCCAAGTACCCTTATATATGTTAGAGCCTGTGCTGTCTTTAAAAACTGACTAACTGCGAGTGGGCCAAATTTTTCACCGTCTGTGTTTCCAAATAGTTGTGCAAAATTTCTATAACTGGCTATCGTAACTGGGACAAAAGCAGGTCCCTGATTAGCAGTTCCCACAACACCCGCAGGGGTTCCCACAGGACCTGCAACTGAGGGCGCTGAAAGGTCTATTTCAGTTGCTGTAACACCGGCACTGTTAAAAACTGTCTCAGCCATTTATCTCTCCTAAAGATTCTATCAATATGTATCCGTTACTCAAAACTTACTCCAGCATTAGTGATGATAAAGTCTATAGCTATAAACTCTACAGCTCTTGTAGGAACGACAACTATCCTTCCATTAAGAATGTTATTTTCCACATCCTCTTGAGTATTATTGCTGGAATCCATCACAACCTTGAATTGATCAATTCCCTGCTGACTCTGAACCAGAGATAACAACGGCGTCGCCTGAGAAACGAACCTAGCTCTTGTCTCAGGTGTGTTTTGCTCAAAGACTATCTTATTTGCTACATCGACAATTATTCTCTTAACCTCTAGAAGCATCCTTCTCACATTAACCCTGTCAAGTGATGTTCTTGCCTGCTGTAGTGTCTTCTGTCCGAATATTACAAATCCCGCACGTGGGAATGTGGCAATTGGATTAATTTTAGCGTCATAAAGTTCATCTCTATCTGCCTGGTTTAGGCGAACCTTTACGTTTGTTACAAAATCAAGTGAACCTCTGTTAAACCCAGCTGGAGCAAACCATGGGTAGGCAACATTATCACTAAACCCTATGGCACCAATAACTGCAACAGATGCTGGTACATCAACTAACTGATTGTTAATTGGATCATTAATGGTAACATCTGGGAAATATGCTGCAGCATAATTGTTATCTAGTGCTCTAGATTCAAGATCTTCTAGTGTCTTGCTTACACTTGGGAGCCCGCCTCCCTCAAATACCCTGTTTCCATCAGAGTTATACCCGGGAATCTCCATTATATAGAATCCTTTTCCATAATCCTCAAGCTGATCGAGAACATAGTCTGTTAGGGCTGAATCTCTGATTCCTGGAATTGCTATGATGTTTGCTCGAGATGACATTGGATCTGTAAGAATTTTTGCTGCAGTCCTGTATGATGCTATGATATTGTTTGTCTTTCCTATCCCAAATGCATTTTCATTAGTATCTAGACCAATATCAAGCGTTGCTACAGCCTTTCCTCCAGTGTCTCCCGAAGATGCTCTATCATTCATTCTTGCCATATCTTTATCAAGAATATTAACACCATCAAATCCACCATACATCATGTTTGTAAACTTTGAGTAATCTACAAACTTATTAAAGTATAGCGATGAAGTCATGGCTAGGAGTGTAGCAAATGTAACTCGCTTTGTTATATACCCATCGTTAATAGCGTATGTTGAAAGATCTGGGAAGCCATCTCTAATATAAGCTGTCTCTAGCATGTGCTCCTTGACAGTTCCTGTTATTGCATTGTTTGCTGTGGCCCCAAGGTTATCTAGACCAGAAGACTGCTGTACTGCATTTTTAAGAGCAACACGCGCCAACGTAAACTTATTACAATTAAATTCATCTGCTCCTGAACCTGTGACGAGTGTGTCTAGCTTCTCTATCCCTAAGAATTTTGAGTAGGATCTAAATAAACTATTTACCTCAGTTGAAGCATTTGAGTTTAAAATGGCATTTGATAATGAGCCAGTTCTTGGAATGCTATCAAACTTGCATCCCCAGTAGTATCTTGAATCTGCTATCTCCTCAGATCCTTGTTGACCTACGAATGCAGGAGAGAGCTTAACATTTCCTCGTGTACACTTAAACCTAAGCGGTACTGGAGGAAGAATTGACATACTTAAAACAAGAGCTGTTCCGCCCAGTTCAGACGAACCAGGCTTTGAGAAAGTTAATCTTCCAGGACCAAGAGTTCCGTTTGCTGCAGAACCTCTACTAGCGCCTCCAGGATTAGAGTATGTCCCTCTAATGCTTCCAGAATAATCTGTTAGTGTGTCATTGGTCTTGACGACAGGAAGACCTCTGAATCCAAATGGCATCGCATCTTCTGGAACTTTTTTCTGTTCCATTTCTGTGCTTAGTATGACTCTGATCCTAGACGACTTGTTTGGATACTTACCCTTAACGAGCAATCTTCTCTCAGACTCTAGCTCTGCATCAAAGTTATAGTATGCCTTAAAATCACCTATTTTTTTCGATATAAAGTTAGGATCATTTGGATTCAGAGTACATATCGGATATCTCTCAAGAACCTTCGGCGATGTGTCAGAGTCATCAAATCCTCTAACCTCAACAGTAAATGTTCCATACGGATCCTTGGGATTTGTTGGCTTCTTTAGATTTGATATAGAAATCTTGTACTTCTCATTAGCAACAGATCCATCTGATATAGTCTCAAAGTAAAATAAATTCCACTCTTTCCTTCCATACGGCTGTGATATGAAGTATGTTGATCTAGGTGTCGTGTACCTGGTGTCAAATCTACCAAATCCATCTCTATATGTTAGGTCAGATACTCCTGATGCAGCGGATCCTGAAGCTGATCCAGAACAAATAGCTATTGATCTATTAGATGTGGCAACTGTCATGATCTCATCTGCTACAGGAAAATCAGCATAAAGAAGATGCTGTTCTGATTCAAACCTCTCTGGATCAGTATTAAGTACATTTCCAAAATAATTTTCATCTGTTGGATTAAGAGATGCTGTAAATACTTTTACGTTAGAATATCCATCTGCTGACCAGTTTGCTGCCGTAGATGAGAGGACGAGCTTAAATGTCTTGTAAAGCTTATCTGATGAGGT